ACGGACCCCGCGGCGTGGGATTTCATCCGACCGATCCTCGCTGAAAATGGCGGCTGGGCGCTGTTTATCTACACCCCTCGCGGCCGCAACCACGGCTATACGATCTACGAGAACGCGCGCAAGAATGAGCATTGGTTCTGCGAGAAGCTGACGGCCGACGATACCGGCGCCATCTCGAAGGAAGCCATCGCCCAAGAGCGCAAGGACGGCATGGCCGAGGAGATGATTCAGCAGGAGTTCTATGCGTCGTTCGACGCGCCGCTGGTTGGTTCGTACTACGGCGAGCAGATGGCTGATGCCCTGGCCGGTGGCCGGATTGGCAACGTGCCGCACGACAGGCAGACCGGCGTCGAGACTTGGTGGGACTTGGGCCACGGCGATCTGAATTGCATTTGGCTGATGCAGCGGTGCGGCCAGGAACTGCACGCGGTTAACTACATTCAGAACAACGGCAAGGATCTCGCTTGGTACGTTTCGGAACTGAACGCTCTGGCGATCGAGCACGGCTACAACTACACCCGCCACCTGTTCCCGCATGACGGCGAGGTGACCGAGTTGGGCAGCGGCCTTACCAGGGTCGAAACGATGAAGGGCCTGGGCTACGAGGTTGAGGTGGTGCCCCGCTCGGGGCTGATGGACGGCATCGACAAAACCCGCGCGCTGATCCCGAAGATTTGGTTCGACGAGGACAAGGCGATCAAGGGCATCGAGGCGCTGCGCAGCTACCACAAGGTGTGGGATGACAAAAAGAAAATCTTTGGCGACAAGCCGCACCATGACTGGTCGTCTAACGGCGCTGACGCGCTACGCACTGGCGCTATGTACAAGGTCGACGACTTCGGCGGCTGGGAAGACGTCAAATACCCCACCAACATGGCAATCGTTTAACCAACAAGGGACAACGCAATGAAAGTAGACGGCAAGGTACTCTCCCCGTGGGCTGATGTTAGTCGGCTGTTCGGGAACATGCGCACACTGACGGTGAAGGCTGGCGGCAAGTCCTATACCGGCGACATGGACGTTAGCCTGGACGACGAAGGCGGGTTGACGATCGACGTTGGCGGACGCGCGGCGCCTGCTGAGGCGAAGGCCGAGATGCCGTTGCGCAAGGTTGCGAAATGAACCGCACTGAGCACATGGACCTGATGCGCGGGATCGCCGTACTGACGGCGCGCGTAGCCGCGCTTGAGTCGGCGTTGTTCGGTGATCCCGAAGTAGCGCCAGCGCCCGAGGCAAAGATCGAGGGCGCTGAGATTCCCGTTGAGCCTGTGCAACCCGGTCATAGCGAGCCAGTTCAACAGGGCATCGTGGACATGCAGGGCGGCTGGTTTGACGCCTATTTCGGCGGTCGGAAGCTAAACAGCAAGGGTCTGCGCAAGCCCCAGGCCGAGGCTTTGGTGCAAGAGCACATCATGCAACATGCAATGGCTGAGGCTGCCGAATAATGGCAGCACGCGGCAACATCAAACCCGTGCCGATGACTGAGTCGGCGCTCAAGGCGGCGGTCTCTGCGGAGATCAAGACCGCCCAGGGTCACAACGGGGGCGAGTTGTCGCACCAGCGGCGCCAGGCGATGGAACTCTACTACGGCGAGCCGCTAGGCAACGAGGTCGAGGGTCGCAGCGCGGTGGTTCTGTCCGACACGATGGACACCGTTGAATGGATCATGCCGGCGTTGATGAAGCTGTTTTTTTCGGGCACCGACGCGGTGAAGTTCGACCCGGTTGGACAAGAGGACGAGGATTCGGCGGCGCAGAAGACCGACTATTGCAACCATGTGTTTTTGAAGGACAACGACGGATTCCTGCTGACCTATGACTGGTTCAAGGATGCGTTGTTGCAGAAGACCGGCATTCTAAAATGCGAATGGGACTCGACGCCTGTTACCAAGCGCTCGACGCACCGCGGGCTGACGGTTCTTGAGTTGGGCGAGTTGCTTGAGACCGACGAGAAAACCGATATTGAGGTTGTCGAGCAGAACGAATACATGGCTGATCCCGAAGAAGAGGATGAGGCCGAGAATGAGGGCCTAGATGGGATGGAGGACGGCGGTGCCGTTCCGATGATGCCGCAGGGCGCGCCAATGCCTCCACCGGGCACCGCTCCAATGATGGGCCAGCCTGCTCTTCCTCCCGGAGCAGCAGCGATGGCGCTAGCGATGTTCGGTGGAGACATACCAGAGGACGATCCCGACAGTTTGGTTCGCTACGATGTGACGATCCTTCGCACCGACAAGCGCGGCCGCATCAACATTGTCTGCGTTCCGCCTGAGGAGTTCTTGATTAGCCGCCGTGCGACCTCGGCGGACGATGCTGGGTTTACCGGGCACCGTTACCGGATCACGGTTTCTGAGGCGCGGGAGCGTGGCTTTGACGAGGAGGACATTGAGTCGTCTGTCGGCAAGACAGGCGAGGGCGAATACAACGAAGAACGCATTGCGCGCCATGACGTTGACGAGGAATATCTAGCCGACGATCCTGCGTCGTTGGACCCGGCGCAACGCTCGCTGTGGATCATCGAGGGCTATTTTAAGATCGACTTCGACGGCGATGGCATTTCGGAAATGCGCCAGATCATCACCGCCGGTGAGAACAACAGCGTGATCCTCTCAAACGAGGAGATTGACGACCACCCGTGGATCACGATCAACCCGATCCGCATCCCGCACAAGTTCAACGGCTTGGGCATGGCCGACTTGGTTGGCGACTTGCAGAAGATTCGCACCACTGTTCTGCGCCAGATGTTGGACAACATGTACAACATGAACTCTGGCCGCGCGTTCATCTCGCAAGCCGTCAACATGGACGATTGGCTGTCGAACCGGCCAAACCAAGCGGTGCGGGTCAAGCTGCAGGGCAACGGCGACAGCGTCATGCAGCACGCGCAGCCGATTCAAAACTCAGGTCTTGGCGCGTTTGCGCAGCCTCTGATGGAGTTCCTTGATTCAGAGAAGATCGGGCGCACCGGCGTTAACAAATACCAACAGGGGCTTGACGTTGAGGCTTTGAACAAGACCGCCTCGGGCTCGGCGCGGATTATGGCTGCGGCGAACTCACGGATTGAGTTAATCGCGCGGCTGTTCGCCGAGATGGGCTTCGTCAAGTTGTTTCGGCGCATCGCGCTGTTGACAGTTGAAAACCAGGACAAGGCCCGCACCATTCGGCTGCGTAATGACTGGGTGGACATTGATCCGAAGTCGTGGTCCGAGGGCATGGACACGACTGTTCAGGTCGGGCTTGGCTACGACACCAAAGAGCAAGAGGCTGTGATGGTACAGCAGTTGATCGCCATTCAGGAAAAGGCGATGCAGTACCAAGGCGGGCTTGATGGTCCGATGGTGTTCCCCGAGCACCTGCACAATTCGTTTGAGCGGTTTGTTAAGGCGGGCGGATTCAGGAACGTCGATTCGTTCTTCGAAGACCCGCGTAGCAAGAAGGGCCAGCAGGCATGGGAGGCGATGAAGAACCGCCCGCAACAGCCGAGCCCCGAGATGATGAAGCTGCAAGGTGAGCAACAGTTGCAACAGGCCAAGATGCAGATGGAAGGCCAGCGCATTCAATTGGACGCGCAGCGCGATCAGGCCGAGACGGCGAACCAAGAGCGCAAGTATCAGGCCGAGATCATGCTGGCGCGTGAGAAGGCGGCGGCTGAAATACAGGTTGCCCGCGAGCGGGCTCAGGCTGAAATGCAGTTGGCTGTCGCCAAGGCCGAGTCCGAGATAAACATTGAGCGCGAGAAGATGGGATTAAGGCGCGAGGAATTGACGATCAACGCGCGCATTAAGCAGACCGAGATTGAAACCCGTGCGGCGATTGACCGCGAGAAGATGACGACGGACGCGCAGATACGGGACCGCGAGTCAGAGCGTAGCGCGCGGGCGACTGTGATGGCGAGCAGGGCTCATTTCGGGGCGTAACGCCCGAACTTAGCGAAACCGACGAGGACGACGAGGACGACGAGGAAGCAATACTGCTTCTATCCTTAATCAGGAGACGATAACTGTGGAAAAGAACCAACCCGTGAACCCGAAAGACACCAGCCCCGGCATGAAGGGCGGGCATCTGCCGTCAGGCTCTTGGAGCGGCGCCGGTGCCAACGTCAAAACCAACTCGGCCGGCGGCCAAGGCGGCAAGATGAGCTACGGCAGCAAGAAGTCTGGTGGCGGCAAGAAAATGAAGGGCTACTAACCCGTGCCTGACACCGAGCAGATGCTGCGGACAGAAGATGAAGGGCTGGAGGAACAAGAGCGGAAGATTGCAGAAGAAGGCCACTTAGCCGCGCAGGCTTCGGCGATCCTCCAGCATCCCTTAGTGATCGAGTGTTTCGCGGCGATTGAGCAAGGCTCGTTCGAACGCTGGAAGGGCACCAACGACAAAGACGGCGATTTGCGCGAGCGGTTGTGGCTACAGAGCGAGGCGATGTCGCAATTTCGCAAGTTCTTCGAGGAAACCATGACGAGCGGCCAAGTTGCGAAGGCGGCCCTGCCCGGCATTATCAAGCGCCGCAATTGGGTGAAGAAACAGTTGGATCATTGGCGGTGAACGGAACGCGCGTTGCGATCATGGGCTTGAGCCATGACAGCCGAGCCTTCGCCCCGTGGCATGACAAGGATTGGGAGAAGTGGGGCATCCCGTGGGATCAGGAGGCCAACAGTTTCACGACCCTGGTCGACATGCACGACCAGGACTTGAATCAAAGCCCGAGCGCGGGAATGCCGACAGGCTATCGCAAGTTGCTCGGGAACGTCGGCGCGCCGCGGCGGCTATTCATGCAAGAGGCGTTCGACTGGGCGCCGCAGAGTACCGCCTACCCGTTTGCTGAGGTCAACGCGGTGGTGTTCGAGGGCTGGGGCAAGAAGGGTTCGTTTCCGCAATACCCTGTTCACACTCAAGAGGACTGGTACGGCAGCAACATCGCCTATCTGCTGGCCCTGGCGATCAGTGAGGGCTACGCGGAGATCGGCCTATTCGGCGTCGATATAACGCAGCAGCGGTTCGACCACGACCGGCCCAACATGAATTACTTGATTGGTTTTGCGCGCGGACAAGGCGTCGATGTATACGTTCCGCCGACCTCTCACATGTTCGATATGAAGCGCCTTGATCGGATGGGGCTGCTGACCGTCGAATACCCGCAACGATATGGATTTTTAGCGGCCAACCGTAAGAGGAGCCAAAAATGAGCGACGTAGCCAATCCGGGACCGGAAGCTACCCAGGCGGCAGAAACTGCAACACCGGCGTCCGCGCCGACGAGCGAAGATGCCGCAGCGCAATTAGTCCAGTCCATGCTCGATGGGGAGCCCAAAAGGCCAACCTCTGAGACACGGAAGGACAAACCGAAGGCCAACCAACCGGAGCCTACGGACGAGACAGACACCGGCGCGGAAGCCGAGGCTGAGGACGAACCCGACGATGAGTTGGGCGAGGACGATGCCGAGGACGACGATGCCGAGGCGTTGGACGATGACGAGGAAGAACTCGACACCGAAGAGGAACCTGCTGCGCTTCACACCGTCAAAGTTGATGGTGAGGAGATTCAGGTCACCCTCGATGAGGCGTTGAAGGGCTACCAGCGTCAGGCGGACTATCAACGCAAAACAGCGGCCATCGCCACAGATCGGCAGCAACACGAGACACATGTTGCCGAGGCGAAGACCGCGTTAAATGAACGCTTTGAAATCGCAGACGGCCTCCTGTCGGAAGCCCTGCAATCTCTCGGCGTTGCCAGACAACCAGACCCAGACCTACTGGACGAAACCAATGACAGCTACGACCCGGATCAATACCGGCTGCAAGAGGCTCGCTTTAACCAATCAAAGGCGCGCATCGACCAGCTAACCAACCGGATCAAAGCCACCCGCGAGACGTTGTCGGAGTCAACGAAGGCCGAGCGAGCCAAGTTGACGCAGGCCGAAGGCGAGAAGCTGCGCAAGCAGTGGCCCGCCCTCGACAAGGCGATTACAGCCAAAGACGACGGCAAGCGGAAGAGGTTGATGGGCGAGGTTAAGTCCTACGCAATCAACAATCTTGGTTTCAGCGAGGAGCAAGTTTCGAGCATCTTGGATCACCGTCATGTGCTGCTTTTGCGCAAGGCGATGTTCTACGATCGAAACATAGCGAACGCCAAAATAGGGCTGAAGAAGGTTAAGGCAGCACCGAAGATGACAGGGAAAAAACCGGGGGCATCGGCAGATCGCCGATCGTCTGGGTCAGAAAAGCGGAATCAGTCTCGTCAAACGCTCCGAAGGACCGGATCGAAAGACGCGGCCGCCGCATATGTGCAGTCGCTATTCGACTAAGGGCCCGCCGGGGCACCATTCTTTGAGGTGACCCTATGACGCTCGAAACAGATGCCTTTACCACCTATCTTGCGGTCGGCAACCGCGAAGACCTGTCTGACGTTATTTACAACGTCGCCCCGACCGAAACCCCATTTTTGACGGGCATTGCGAAGGTCAACGCCTCCGCCGTTCTCCATGAGTGGGAGACCGACTCGTTGGCCTCGGCGCTTACCTCCAACGCGGTTCTCGAAGGTGACGCGATCACCAACGACGCCGCCACCGCCACTGTTCGGCTTTCGAACACCTGCCAGATTCAGGACAAAGTGCCGCGCGTTACCGGCACTCAGGAAGTCGTGAAGAAGGCGGGCCGCACGTCGGAAATGGCCTACCAGGTCGTCAAGCGCACCCTCGAACTGCGCCGCGACATGGAGACCACGGTTCTGAATAACCAGGCCGAGAATACCGGCGATGCGACCACCGCGCGTAAGATGGGCTCGGTTCCGTCGTGGATCGACACATCGGACTCGAACGGCGGCGGCGCGGCTGCAACCGGCTCGCTCGGTAATACCGCACGGACCGACGGCACCCAGCGGACCTTTACCGAGGCCCTGCTCAAAACCGTGCTTCAGTCCATTTGGAACGCCGGCGGAGAGCCCGATTGCATAACGCTTGGTTCGTTCGCCAAGACGCTGCTTTCGACGTTCACCGGAAACGCTACCCGCTTCAAGACGGCCGAGGACAAGAAGTTGGTTTCCTCGATCGACGTTTACGGTTCGGATTGGGGCGACTTGGAAGTCATTCCCAACCGTTTCCAACGGGCGCGGGATGCGTTTATCTTCCAAAAGGACATGTGGGCAGCGGCCTACCTCCGTCCCGTCAGCTTGGCGAACATCGGCAAGACCGGCGACAGCCAAGCGAAGCAGATCATCGTTGAATGGACCCTTGAGGCCCGCAACGAGGCTTCGAGCGGCGCTGTTTGGGATCTCTCCACCAGCTAGACCGATGAGGGCGCCTCTTAGCGGGGGCGTCCTTTTCGTCGTTTCACTTCACTCACGACTTAGGAGGAGTCCAATGCGGATTCTTAATATCGGCCTCTCAGCCCTTATGGCGGTTGGGCTTCTCGCTCTGGCATCGTTCCCGGCTGATGCCGGCATGCTGCTGAAGCAGAAAGACACTGGCGTTGCCGTCTGGGAACGAACAGGCAACAACTCCGGCAACGAGTACACGATTGGTCGTCAGATCATCAATGTCGTTTACGAGAACATCTCGACGGCCAGCACGGCCTATGTGGTCGTGCCGGTGTCGGGTCAGGTGACGGCGGTTTATTCCGTTATCCACGGGGCAATCACGAACGCAGACGCTCTGATTAACTTCGTTTGCGGAGCGGCTGCTGGCGATACGTTCGCATCCCTCACGATCACCCAATCCGGGTCAGCGGCGGGGGACGCTGATTCTAGTACCGGGTTGAGTCAGGCGGTGTGCGGTACGTCATCGCCGTTTGTCCTGCACTTCGGCAGTGACGGTGGGTCATCCACTGATATCGATGCGACTATCACGATTGTCGTTGACCCGTACTAACGTCCTCTTGTGGCTGGCTGGCGGCTCGATTGTAGTCGTCAGCCTCGCCCACGGGGATGGAACGCCTGGAGGTGCTCGGTGGGCGCTCATGGCAATAATCGCCGCCGTGGCGGCTTTGTTTCTGGCGGTCCACCTATTCCGAAAGTCTACCGTCAGGATTTCCGAACCGCATTGCTTCGCCCTGCTCCTATACGGCTACGCCCTGTTTTCGCTCCTGTGGAGCAGCGACTCGAAGCAGGGCGGCTACCAACTTTTGAATGCGCTGGGGCCGTTGGCGGCTTTCTTCATAGCGCCCTACATCGCGCGGGCAGTCCCGCTGGCACTTGCCGCGGCGATGGTTCTAGCGGTTCTGCTGGCGGGGGTTCTTCCGCCTGAGACTTACGGCGGTTTTGGCAACGAGAACTTCATCGCATCGTTCTTGCTGATCGCCGCCCCATTTGCCTTTCTGGCGCCTGTAGGAGCCTTCCTAGCGCCTTCCATCGCAGCCCTGTACCTCTTGGGTTGGAACCCATCGAAGCAGGAGTTTTTCGTGGCCCTGGTCGCCGGGTTTGGGCTCCTGGGCTGGGGCACCTGGAACAAGACCATCAAGCGTCGCTACGTCGCCGTGGTGGTGCCGATTGTGGGTGTGGCATTGTGGCTGGCCTGGCCGCTTTATTCAGGCTCGGTCGTGCCGCGCGCCGAGATATGGGTGGACACCCTCGGGTTGATTTCTCAGAGCCCAGTTTGGGGGCACGGCTTCGGTTCGTTCATGTACGAGTTTCCGCGGCTGCAGGAGTTTCACACCAACGTCTTCGCATCGTGGGGCATTCAGCAAACGGGCGTAGCCCACCATGCCGGGGCGGTGCATAACGAGTATTTGCAGATCGTCGCGGAATTAGGCTTGGTCGGCTTGGCGCTCGCAGGCTGGTTTGTTTGGACCTGCATAAAGGCGCGCCGGAAGGGCGGCATCTATCTCGCGGCATTGGGCTCGCTTGGTATAGCGGCGGTTATTGCGGTCATTGACTTCCCCACTCAGAACGCAGCGACGGCCATGCTTATCGCGCTGGCGCTCGGCATCCTCGCTGGCCGGGGCGGTGAGATAGAGGTTTCGAAGGCGGTGCGGTTCGGCGGCGCCGGGGTTCTGATGGTGGTGGTGTTCGCCGCACTTGTGCTGGTTGGCAGCAGCTACCTAGCACAGTTGCAGATGGCTCAATCGCTGTCGGCGCTGGGACGCGGCAACGAGGCGCAAGCGGTAAACTGGAACGAAAAGGCGCGGCAGCAACTTGATTGGGATTGGCGGATTCGGATTCAATATCCGCTCACGCTGGCGTCCTACATGAAGCACAACGACATTCGGAACCCTACCGTGCAGGATCATTACTACCGCGTCGGCCAGTCGGCATCGCCCAACTTCCCGGCGCTGCTGGTCATACGGTTCGAAGATTTGTTGAACACCGAAAGAAACCCCGACGAGGCCGCGGACGTTGTGCGGCGATTGAAAGCCCAAACCCCTAAGCGCGCTGTTTCGCAACTAAGAGACATTGAAAGGTTCATCCAATGAGAGGCTCCGATACCATTGCCATCGGCAACGCGACAGCGGACAACGCGGTCGCAACCCTGGCCGATCCCGGCGATTTTGCCCGCTGGCACATCACGGGGATCATGGCCTCGTTTTCCACCACGGCGTCGGCCAGCCTGACGCTCGATATCGGCGCGCAGACGTTCGTTTTCACCGTCTATGACGGCGTCGCGCTGACATTCCATTCGCCCATCCTGTGCGGTATCAGCACGGCGGTAACGCTGACGCTGGCGACGGGCGGCGGGTCGGTTGTCGGGCGCGTGACGCTGATCGGGTACTCAGGCTGATGACTGATCGCACCCACATCATGCGGACGGCCAACGGCATTGACCTCTGGTACAGCCGCGATCAGTCCACCGACGAGATCACAGTCCACGAGACGATGGACGCCGAGCCGATCCGGGACAAGGCCCGCGCGATTCACAACGACTCGAACGGCTGGACCCCGGAGCGCGAAATGCTGCACCTGGCGAGCATCCCGCCGACGTTCATCACGAAGTGGTCCGCCCAGGACGGTGTGTCATATTTGCAACTGCACCGGACGGAGTTTTGGAGACGCTGCAAACGCAAGATCGCCGAGCAGGGCCTAGACGACTTCTTGGTGAATAAGGGCAGAACCGCATTTAGGGCTGGATATCAGCCCGCTGAGAGCCGCCGACGGTTCTCCCTGGGCCGAACTGCCCCAACACCCAAACTAATCGTTTAACGGGCGCTTATATGGCTCTGACCACAAATGCCGAGTTAGTTACCGCCGTTCAAAATTGGTTGGACGACACGACGCTATCGGCGCGCGCGCCGGAGTTCATCAACCTGGGCGAGGCGTGGATATGGCGTAAGTTCCGCACCCGCGGGGTTGAAGAGTTCGTAGATATTCCGCTGAGCGCGGCAGTCGCGGGCGGCACCGCAACCGGGACGGCTGACGCCATCACGTTGACCCCCACCACGGCCCTCGCCGCCTATGCCTACGGCACCACGATCAGCTTTACCGCGGCAGCCAATAACACCGCCGCCACCACCGTCAACGTGTCGGGCCTGGGGGCCAAGGACTTGAAGAAGGGCGAGCGCGACAATCTCGACGCCCTCGAAGCAAACGACATTCTGTCCGGCGCGACCTATGCCGCATGGTATGACGGCACCCAATTCATTCGCCAGCCCTACGCCGGTGCGGCCCCGCTGCCATCGAGATACCGGGGCCTGCGCCGCGTTTTGATCGACGGCGATCCGACGCGGCGGCTCAACTTTCACCCATCGCAGGACTTCTGGCAGCGCGCGGGCGTCAACAGCTCCGACAGCCCGACGTTCTACACGATTGAGGGCGACAGCATCGTGTTTGCCCCGGTTTCGGGTGCGGCCAAGTTTGCGCGGGTTCTGTACTACCGGCGGCCATCGGCGGTGGCGACAGCGGTGCCGCGCCTGTTCCGCGATAACCCGGACCTGTACCTCTACGCCGCCCTGACCCATGCCTCGCCATATCTTGGGGACGATATCCGCTCGGTGACTTGGGCCGCGGCGCTGGCGCAAATCATGGACGACATTGAAGAAGAAGAACTGCGCGACCGTTTCTCCGGCGCGCCGCTCGAAGCCCGTTCAAGTTATTTCGGCGGCTAGATGAAGAAATATCTCCAAATCGTGACGGCCCAGGGCAGGCCGCGCAGCCAGAACCCGGCGCAACCCGTGATGTTCGGCCCGTGGCAGCCTGACCGTGCCGACTTGGGCAATGAGGGCTGCTCGATTGCCAAGAACGTCCTGCCGTTCGGCCCGGTGGGATACGCGCCCCTGCCCGCGCTCGCTGCCTATTCCACGACGCCCATGACGGCTAAATGCCAGGGCGCGATATCGGTGGGCGACACGACGCAGAACACCATTGCTTATGGCGGGGATGCGACGAAACTTTACACACTGATAGCGAAGACTTGGGAGGACCGCTCGAACGGCACCTACACGCTCTCAAGCGACGACAAGTGGGAATTTGTCAAATACGGTGACTACCTGGTCGCCATGAACATCAACGATGCGGCGCAGTCGATCACGATTGGCGCTACCGGAAACTTCGCTGCCCACTTCACATCGACGCTCAAGCCAAAGGCGAAGCACGGCGCCAAGGTCGGCCGGTTTTTGATGCTGCTCAACACCAACGAGAGCGGCACCGCGTACCCTGACCGCGTGCGCTGGTCTGCGATTGACGACAGCCTTGATATGGACCAGTCGGCGACCACCCTGGCCGACGCCCGCGACATGGGCACCGACGACGGCGAGGGCCAGCGCATCTTCGGCGTCGATAAGGACGCTGTGCTTTTCATGGAGCGGTCCATCTACACGGGCGTCTTTGAGGGCGCGCCGACAGTGTTCCGATTTGATCGGCGGGAGGAAAACCGGGGGCTGTTAGCGCCGGGCGGGATTCAGCGCATCGGGCGGGTGTTCTTCTACATCGCGCAAGACGGGTTTTTCCTATTCGACGGGATGCAGTCTCACCCCATCGGTGCCACTAAGGTCAACCAATGGTTTTTCGATAACGTCGATCAACAGACCATGTTTGGCGCGGTCTCTAGTGCAATCGACAACGAGCGCAATCTGTGGATCATCGGCTTCGCTACCTCGGCTGCCGCGACCGGTACGGCAGACCGCATCCTCGCGTATCATTGGCCCTCGGGCTGGTGGTCCTACGGCGAAGTAACGCATGAATTGCTGTTCAACAATTTGTCGCAAGGGTTGACGCTGGAAGAACTCGACGCGATCAATCCTGACCTCGATGCGCTAACGCCCAGCCTCGATAGCCGTGCGTGGAAGGGCGGCGTGGTGCAAGTCGGCGCGTTCAGCAGCGACCATAACAACGGCACATTTACCGGGGCCAATCTGGCCGCGACTATCGAGACGGGACGGTTGCAACTCGGGCAGGGCTCGCGGTCGAAGGTGGCTGGGTTTCTCCCGCTAGTTGACGGCGGGGTGCTGACAGGCCAAATCGCGGCGACGATCAGGATCAACGACGCCGAGACATTCAACGCGGTTCAGAGCCAGTCGGCTGACGGCAAGATACCGGGCGGCAGCGGCACCGCCGGGCGTTACCACAAGTTTCGTACCATCATCGCCGCTGCCGGATCGTGGAAGCACGCGCAGGGCATTCAGGTTATCAGCGGTGCGTCTGGCTCACGATGACGCAGGAGTCATATTTCCAAGCCCCGCCAACACCGCCGCGGATGCGGTCAAACCCGTTTGCTGGGACGGAGAGTTCGCTCGCGCTGCGGGTTAAGGCACTCGAAGAAACGCTGCTGGACATTGGGCACTATGCCAGCATGGTGGCCGAGGTTGCGAACGGCGCGCGGCGCGGCAAGCTATCCTCAATAGGCTCGGTGACGCTGACGGCCAACGCTGCGACGACGACGCTGCTGGATAAGAACATCGCGGCGCAGAGCAAGATTTTACTGGTGCCCACAACCATTGACGCGGCGGGCGAATGGGGCAGCGGCACGATGTACGTCAGCGCCAAGACCAAGGAGTCCGCGACGATCACGCATACCAATTCGAGCGGCACCAACCGTGTTTTCGATTACTTCGTGGTGGGCTGATGCGCCGATGGACAATAAAGGACAATAAATGAAAACCATTCTCCAAGACCCGATGTTCAACAGCCCGGCATGGTCGGTGCTCGACCCGTTTACGCTGCAAGAGCCCACCGGCTCCGGGGCGTTTGTCCCTAATCCGTTGTCGGCATATCAACCGGCACCGCCCCCGTTTACCGCGAACGACCCCCAGAGCCAGCAGCCTGGCCCAGGCCCGGACCCTGGCAATATCGGCGGGTATAGCGGCATCGACCCTGGGGGCCTCGGCGGATATCCAGGCGGCCCAGGCGGCGGCTTAGGCGGTTTCTTTAGCGGCATCGGACCTGCCATTGCCAGTGGCGCTGGCTCGATTGCTGGCGGCCTTCTAGGCGGCCCGGTTGGCTCGCTGGCTGGTGGCATTCTAGGGCGCGGGGCTGCTGGCCTATTCGGTCCCAACAACCAGCAGGGGTACGCATGGGCGCCAGCGCAATACACCGACACCAGCGGCGGCGATATCGGGGCTGGTGGCACCGTCAACACCGGCGCGGGCGGCACCGGCGTTGGCATGTACGGCGGAGACGGATCGCTCGTCGGCATCCAGGGATGGAGCCCGGAGGCGTTCAGCTATTTCACAGACCCCAACGGTCCGCACGCAGACCCGCTGGGCTATGGCAACGCGAGCAACCCGTTCGGGTTTGGGCAGGCTGCGCCAAGCGACCCAAGCATTTCCGCGCCGTCTATTTCTGCCCCCGGCGCGCCCGGAACGATCGGCAGCGTTGACGCGAGCGGCGGCTGGGGCTGGGGCGTTTGATAAAACTCGTCGGCTGTCCGCGTGAGTCGATCACAAAGAGCCTATGGGACGCAGTAGAGCCCTACATCGAAAAGGCAACGGACAGATCGGGCGGGCGCTACCGAGTACAAGACATTCGGCAAGCGGTCCTCGCCGCGAAGAAGCAACTTTGGATCATCGTTAATGGCAGCGATGCGGTGATGGCGGCGGTGGTCACCGAGATCAGGGATTACCCGACAGGGGTTAAGGCTTGCAACGTGGTTCTGTGCGCTGGCGAAGATCACCGGCTGTGGGTCCACCACATCGACGGGCTGAAAGATTGGGCGAAGGAACGCGGCTGCTCCATAATGGAAGTCATGGGCCGCGACGGCTGGACGCCTGCTTTACGAGAAATGGGATATCGCCGCTCTCAGGCGGTTTTTGAGATGGAGATTTGCTAATGGACAGCGGCGGCGGCAGCACGACCTCAGTGAACACATCGGACCCGTGGTCCGGTCAGGCCCCATTCCTGAAGCACGCCTTCGGTGAGGCCGAGCGCCTTTATGGCACCGGCGGGCAGAGCTTTTTCCCCAACTCGACGGTGACGCCGTTCAGTTCGGAAACCGAGCAAAGCCTCCAGGCGCGCAACACTCGCGCTCAGGCTGGCTCACCGCTACAGCAGGCCGGGCAAGGCGAATATCAGAAGGTGCTCGGCGGCGACTACTTGAACAAGGACAACCCCTACATCGGCGGCGTCGTTGACCGCTTTAACAACCTCATCAATCCCCAAGTCAAAAGCGCATTTGCGATGGCCGGCGGCGAGGGTGGATCGGGCGGCGAGCAGGAAGCCTACACCAGGGCGATGGGCGATGCCGTGGCGCCCTACATGTTCAACAACTACGAGGCCGAGCGGGGCCGGATGGGCGAGGCGGCACAAGGTGCCCCTGCAATGGCATCAGCGGATTACAACGACATCAACCAGCAGGCGATGGTCGGCGCTGAGCGCGAGGGTCTGGGCGAGCGGCAACTGAGCGATCAGATTGCCCGGTTCGACCAGGGGCAGAATAAGCCCTACCAAAATCTAGGTGCCTATCTGGGGTTCCTGGGCGGCAACTACGGTGGCACTAACACGACGCAGCAGCCCTTGTACCGGAACCAGGCGAGCGGCGCGCTAGGTGGCGCTACGGCGGGCGCAGGGCTGGCCCAGATGGTGGGGGGCGTGAACCCTTGGCTCGGGGCTGGTATCGGCGGGCTTGCCGGATTGTTCGGTTAGGAGGCGCACATGGGTTTGTTCGATTATTCGGGCCAATACGGCGATCTGCTCAACCAGCGGCAGCGGAAGCAGGCTGTATCGCGCGGCCTGTTGGACTTCGGCGCCAACATGCTCGCGGCAGGCGGGCCGAGCACCACGCCGTCCTCGTTTGGCGCTGATGTCGGGCGCGCGATTGGCCCAGGGATGCAGGCTTATGACGCCTCGGCACAGGGTGCGATTCAGAGCGATATGCTGCGGCAGAAGATGGCCGACGATCAGGCGGCACGGGCTGTTGCGGCAAAGCAATCTCAAGCGAGGCAGGCGCTGCAAAACCATTTCACCTTTGGATCGGGGACGCCGGGGGGTCGCGCCATGATGTCGCAAGGAGCGC